TGGTCTAGCAACAATCTCGATAGGTCTTGGTTTATTCATCCTGCCATTAGGAATAGTCGCAGCTGGCGTAAGTATTTTGCTTGTCGGTATCGCATTTGAGAAAGGCAAGTAATGCTTGGTAATTTGACCGGCGGTAATAAAGAAGAACGCGCTATAAGTTTCCAGTCAATCTGGGGTTCTGGCGATTCGTTTGCTTTTACCACTGAAGCAGGAACGAACATTGACCAGACACAGGCAATGAAGATCAATGCCTTTTATGCTTGTGTTCTTTTAATCTCTGACACTATTAGCACTTTGCCAGTTGATTGCTTCCGCAGAATTGACGGGGATCGTGTACCTTTCCGCCCACAGCCAGCATGGATTCAGCGACCAGATGTAGACCTATTGCGTTCAGAGCATTACCAGCAAGTCCTTATTTCCCTATTGCTAGACGGTAACTCATTTACTCGTGTGTTCCGTGATAATCGTGGTGACGTAGTAAACCTAGTTTGTATTGCGCCTAACCGCGTTCAGGTGGTGCGCAACATCCGTACTCGTGAGATCGAATACATCATTGACGAGAATCAAGACGTTCCAGTTAGCAAGCGTGACATGCTTCAGATTACAGAGTTGCGCAAGGCTGGCGATTTGCGCGGTATGTCCCGTGTTACAGAACTAAAAGACAACTTGGGTCTATCTAGTGCTTTGCAGTCTTTTGCTTCACGTTTCTTTGGTCAAGGTGCAACTACTCAGGGAATCATTGAAACTCCGCAAGGACTAACCAGCGAGCAAGCCAAGCAATTAGTTGATGGCTTTAGCACTCGTCACAATGGCTTCCGTAAAGCACACAAGACTGGACTGCTTACAGGTGGCGCAAAGTTTGTAAGAACTGGCGTAAACCCTGACGAAGCACAGATGCTCGACAGTCGCAAGCTAGCCATTGAAGAAGTTGCCCGAATCTTTAGAGTTCCACCACACATGATTGGCGTTACTACTCCGGGTGCTATGTCTTACGCATCAGTGGAACAGAACGGCATTAACTTTGTAACGCATACCTTGCGCCCTTACATTGCTAAAATTGAAGATGCTTATAGCGCATTATTACCAGATGCTGCGTTTATTCGATTCAACGTAGATGGTCTACTTCGCGGTGACTTTGCTACAAGAATGAATGGTTACTCAATCGGTTCACAGGCAGGATTCCTTTCAGTCAATGACATTAGAAGATTTGAAGACCTCAGACCTGTCGAGGGCGGTAATGTTTATCGCGTTCCTTTGGCTAATGTGGATTTGGCTGCTGCTGCACTCGTTGAAACTGACCGCAAAGTTCTTATGGCTCAAAGGCTTGTTACTACTGGCTTTGATCCTTCTGCTGTCCTTGCAGCTCTGGGCTTACCTCCAATAGAACACACTGGCGTTCCAAGCGTTATGCTTCAAGGCATTGCGCAGATTGACCCAGAAGCACCTGAAGCTGTTTATGACGTACAACGTACACACGATGTAAATGTTCAGATGCCTGAAACAGTTGTGAACGTACCACCAGCCGTAATAAATGTTGCACCGCCTAACATCACTGTTGAAGCACCGCACCAGCGCACAACTATTAGAACCGTTGAACGTGATGACGATGGCAAGATTGTTACTGTTACTGAAAGAGTTGAGGGCTAATGGCTACCGGAATGAGCGCACACCTAGCGAATAGCTTGCTAAATGCCTTAGGCAATAACACCGCATACGCCGTAACAAATGTTTATGTGCAACTACACATAGGCGATCCCGGTGCTGCTGGCACAGCCAACGGCGCAACTGAAACCACACGCAAGGCTGTTTCTTTTGCTGGCGCATCTACTGGGTCTATTGCCTCTGATGCTGACGTATCGTGGACAAACATTAGTGGTTCACAGGATGCAACTCACTTCACTTGTTGGGATGCACTAACTGGTGGCAGTTTCTTATTTTCTGGAACGATTACAGGTAATCCGTACACGGCAGGCGATACCTACACGATTAGTTCAGGCGCGTTTACAACTTCACTTACACTAGCGAGCTAAGACATGAGCGCAGGCTCATTCATTCTTGATTCTGAAACTCGTGGAGTTCTGGATTCAAACACACTTTATGGCTCACCTGTAACCATAAATGCAATAGCATCTGCATCTCTTGGTTCATTAACTGCCAGTGTTCAAACATCTACACTTGTCGTAGCTTCTGGCTTTGCTGATTTAGGCGCATTGACCAGCTCTGCTAGTTCATCAGTGAGCCATAACTCTTCATTGTCTGCATCACTAGGTTCTTTAGATTCCACAGCTACAAGTATTCCGCAAATCTTGCCTGTTCTAAATTCTGACTTGGGTTCTTTGGCTAGTGTGGTCACGGCAACAATAAGCCATGTTGCAACTGCGCAAGCCGTTCTAAATGGTTTGACAGCAACAGCAAACACCACGCCAACAATTAAACCCGTATTTATGGGTTCTCTTGGTTCACTAAATGCAACGGCTACTCAAAGTGTTATACCACCAACGCCGCCTACACCACCAGAACCATCTGGCTATGGTTCTAATCGCCCCTACCCTGCACCAGCGTTAAGCCAGCCAAAGGTTGAGCCTGCACCGCAACCTGCAACGCCAGTAATTGTAAAAACACAGCCAGCGCGACCCGTAAGAATGCCTGCAACAATTACGGCTACAACTTCTGCACTAAGTCCAGCATTCTTTGTTAGCGTTGAAGCGCAAGTAGAATGGTCAATACTAGAAGATGAAGCAGACTTGCTTCTAATGCTCTAAGGATTTTGATGGCGATTACATCTGGGCAACAAACAATAGGAACTACATGTCAATTAGTAGATGGCATCTCGCCAAATCCGTCACGCCTGCATATTCATAACATGGATAACACGAATAGCATTTACTTGGGCAATGAAGGTGTTACAACCGCAAATGGTTTGCAATTAGTGAAACTAGATAGCATTGAATTAGTTATGAACCCCGGTGAATCACTTTATGCCGTCAGTTCAGCAGGAACACATACAATCTCATGGTTAAGGCAGACACAATACTAATGCCGTACTTCATAACAGATAGCGCAGAAGGTTGCTCAGGCTGGGCAACGACTAAAGACGATGGCGAAGTTATTGGTTGCCATACAACAAAGCAAGCTGCCATAGATCAGATGGTTGCGGTGTCACTAGCTGAGGACATGGAACCCGGCGGTGAACGGGTCAAGAAAGTTAAAGTCAAAAAGTCTTACAGAGAATTGCCAGAGAATTACAGACCAGCACTGGCGGAAGATGTTCCAGAAGGTCGCGCATGTGGCAACTGTTTCTTTTATGACGATGACGTAGTTAGCGAAGATGGCACTAAGGCTTATTGCCGTAAGTGGGATGAATTCGTTGATGGCGGTTACTACTGCAACGCTTGGCAGTCAGATGATGACATGGATGACATGGATGAAGATGACGATGATCTACGGGCTATAAATCAAGATGCACCTGCCTACATGAGGTCAGCTGCTAGGCGTGGACTTGAATACAACGCTGAGGGTCTAGGTGGCGATGGTTTAGTTGAGCGCACTCTTCGTGAAGCTCGTCTTATGGCAGATGGTCAAGTGTCCGATGATAAGTGGATTCGCACTGCTGCTTGGATTGCTCGTCACTTAGGCGATCTAGATTCACCAGATGCAAACCCTGACTCTGACAACTACCCAAGCGCAGGAGTTGTAGCGCATTTACTTTGGGGAAGTGGCCCGACCAAGCGACAGGCACAACGCGCTTTAGATTACGCACAAGGTGTGGTGGAACGTATCCGCGCTGAGGAACGTACCGCTAACGATTTACAAAACGAGAAATGGCGAAGTATCGCGCTAAACTTAAACAAGGATGAAAGGCAGTCAATGACCACCAATGTAGAACGCCGTGTTAATACCGTTGAATTTGATGTTCGTAATGGGGAAGCATCTAGCGATGGCATGAGTTTCACTGGCTATGCAGCCGTGTTTAACAGCCCGTCAGAACCACTACCGTTCACAGAAGTAATCCGTGAGGGTGCGTTCAAGCGTTCCTTGAAGTCACGCAATGAGATCAAGCTATTTATGAACCACAACACAGACGTAGTTCTAGGTTCTACACGCGCTGGAACTTTGAAACTATCTGAGGATTCACGCGGTCTACTTGCTCAGGCTGAATTGCCAGACACCAGCGCAGGTCGCGATCTATCGGTTCTTATGAAGCGTGGCGATGTTTCGTCAATGTCATTTGGCTTTAGCGTTCCACCAAAGGGTGATGCTTGGTCAAGCGATGGCGCAACCCGTGAACTGCATCAGGTTCGTTTGCACGAAGTTTCTATCGTGACTGGATTCCCAGCCTATGAAGCGACAACTGCAAGCGTTCGTTCGTTAGACATTTTGGCAGAGCGTACCGCCGTTGATGTTGATGCTCTAAGCGATGCGATCTTAAAGCTAGAAGCCGGGGAAACTCTGGATGCTAACCACGCTGACTTGATTAGTGAAGTAGTGCAGAAATTACGCGCAGACAAACCAGCAGAAGCAGACATGCTAGAGATCAAGCGCAAGCAGCTTGATTTAATGCTTAAAGCGTTCTAATCTAAATTCAAAGAACAGGCTCAGATGTGGGGAAGCATCTGGGTCTGTTTTTATTTGTGCCATAATTAGATAAGCATTCTGTGGAGCCATAGATGCGCGACTGTCGTGGAGCCACGCAGAACATGTAAGACCAATCCAATCAAACACTTTAGGAGTTCACTATGTCTGACTACATCCGTCAGCAAGCAGAAGCTCGTGCAAAGGCTTGGGAAGAAGCAAAGGCTCTTCTTGACTCAGCAGCAGCTGAAAAGCGCGATCTATCCGCAGAAGAAAATCAAACCTATGACCGCATCATGGCAGACCTTGATCAGCGTTCAGCAGTAATCGAAACCATGAACGCTCAGGCAGAACGTGAAGAACGTGCCGCAGAAGCGATGAAGGGTTTTGAATCACAAGTTAAGCCAGCCGTTGCAGTTCCTGCAATTGACGAAGCCGAACTTATCCGTTCCCTAGCTCGTGGCGAAATCCGTTCTCACTCATTCGAGAAGCGCGATGTAACTAAGGGTTCAACAGGCGCACCAGTACCGACCTCTTTCTACGATCAGGTTCTTTTACTAGCACGTCACATTGGCCCAATGCTAGAAACATCAACCGTACTTAACACCGCAGGTGGCGAGAACTTGCAGATTCCTTCCTTGAGTGCATACTCAACTG